GTCGGCACGTACACGAAAAGCGGAACGGTCGTCGTAATGTCAACCGGCTCCGATGATAGCCCAGCGTCTTCCGGCTTCCGCTTCTCGTACATTGAATTGATTTCGATGTATGCTTCCCGTGTAATGCGATATCCGCCAGGTATCACGCGATGCTGTTCGATTATCAAGTAGGTTTTTCCGTCATTGACCAGACGAGAAACGAAGTCTGCCTCGGTAATTACGCCGCCTTGAGTGTACGTCACCGGGATAAAGCAGTCGGCCGTCACGCCGTCAATCTTAAGTTCCTTTCCGTCAGGGCTGTATAGCTTCCATGCGAAACCGCCTAGCGCAGCGCCGTATTCGGTCATCTTGACGGCGCGCTGGTAAAACTGTTCGCGCTTTAGCATATCGGCGATTGCGGGATCGACGTCAACTTTCGGCGTCTCGGCCCATACAAGCCCGGCAAGCTCGGAGCATATCAGCTTCGCCGCGTGCATTGACTCGCGGACACGCTCGCGCTTGGTTCCCGAAAGACCGATGTACGTATAGGCGAGCCACGGGCAGTCGCCTTTATAGACGTTGTACCATCGTTGGATCAGCTCGTCAGCCTCGGCGATATCGTGTAAAAGCGTGCGCCCGGTTAATATATTCCAGAAAGTTCGCAATGCGTCTTGTATTTTTGCCATGGGGTTCCCCTTGCCGAATAGTATACGGGCGTTATTAAAACGCCGTCAAGCCTATTCAGCCAATTCCGTCATACGCCTTTCCCAGCTATATTCCCAGGCGTCGAGCGAGTCGATATTAACCGTCCCGTCGTCGAGCCGTTCCTCTTTCGCGCTTTTCATGTTCCATACGGCGGCCTCGACCGCTTCGATGGTATGCTCACAATGGCGCATAATGAACACGCGACGTTGTGAGAAAGCCCCGTCAAGGAAGCGTATGCGGTCAATGATCGGACACTTCTTCGAGCCATACACATTGACAATGCCCATGTTTCGCATAGATTTGACGATCAACTGCTCCGCGCTGTCCGGGTAAGCGTCGTTCACGATATAGGACTTTTTCGCCTTCGTGATAAAGTCGCGCCAATTCTTGAGAATAGATTCGGTTGATTTGTTTTCGGTGTCATACGACTCGTCAAGCAACACGGCGCAGAGTTTGCCGCGGGTATCGACGAAGTATCCCGTTAGAGCGTTCGTCGTCGCCGACTTGTTTCCGCCGATATCGCTTCCAACTTCGGCGAATAGGATCTTAGGGATAACGTCGAGGATATTTCCGTCTTCGCCCGGCTTGTTATGCTTGAAGGACGGATAGCAGATACCTTCCGCACGGACACGTCTACCCAAAACGTAGCGATCATAAAAAACGCCAGTGTATTGCTGTCTTATTTCTATCTTGCGTTGTTCGCTTATCGCCGGGTTATCGTCAAGCGTGAAGTGAAACCAATGATAACCGGGAACTGATTCCTCTAGATATCGATCGAGATATTCCTTGTAAAGCCAATGACCCGGAGCGTCTGGGTTAAGCGTGCCGATAATCATGCGGTCAGTCGATGCGAACGAACGCGCGAGCATCGTCTCAAAGAACGATTTGTTATGCAAGTTTATTTCGTCAGAATACGATCCGCCGATGGTTAAGCCCCTGATCTTCTTATAGCTCGCGGCGTTATCAGATCCAACGTAGTATATCTTTTTATCGCCGAGCAAAAGGAACTTACTCTGATCGGTATCGGTTTTCTTTATCGCCTTGCCGCCAGTTATCGCGATGAAACCATAATCACCGTCAAGGCAGTTGCGCGCAAGGCTTCCCATTGTCGCGCCTGACATAAGGAACGTGTTCTCCGTCGAGTTGATGACGTATCGATACCAGTCTACTAGAGACGTCACCGTCTTTGCAGAACGAACGGCTCCCTCGTAAATGTGCATGAAACCACCGGCGGAGATTGCGCGCCTGCTTTTATCGTTTAACGGATAGACGTTGATTTTATTTCCTCGCATTTATTAACGTATGCAAGATGTGCCTCGTTCTTTGTCTTATAGAATCCCAAAGAAACCTTTTTTCCTTTTATCTGTATTTGTGAATACCATTGATTCATCTTGCATCGCGGCCTAAATGTAACTCCTTGAAGCGATCCGCTTCTATGCTCTGGCCTATTCTGCCCATTTCCTCTTGTATCAGTAAGCCTAAGATTTTCCCAGCGGTTGTCATTCTTTTTGCCGTTTATATGATCAACCTCGACGCGATAACCTCGCGGCTCTTTGCGTTAAGTGGTTGCGGCGTCAATTACTTAAGTCCTACATTTCCGGCTTGCTGATCTTTCCGTCGATGTCGATGAAATACTTTCCATCGATGGTGTTTATCCATCCGATGTAACCGCCTGTCGGTACGTTGTAAAAACCGATCTCCTGAACTACTGCTACTTCTGGCATTTTCTGCCCTCCATATAAACCATGGATAACCGCCAATTCGGAGGCCATCTCAAGGTAATTATCCCGAACTACTTTCGGGAGCTTAACAAACTCTGTCGGCGGTATATATGTCACTTCTTTTACTCCGCGCACTTCTTCGCTATGTACTCCTTTGCTTTTTCGATAATGGAGTTGAGCGATGGGCTATTATACGTCTCTCCGGTAGATTCAGCTTCGTATGCTTCAAGGCCTGCGCGACTATATACGAGCTGTGGTAGCATTTCCTTGATAAGCTCGCGGGCTTCGATGAGATCGGCGACGACGTCTCTAGCAGTTATGCGCGTCTCGTTTCCGTTTTCATCATACTCTCTTGATACAATAAGTGTTTGAAAAAATCCGTCACGTATTTCAGCGGCCTGTTCATCTGTTACTATTCGTTTCATTTCGTGACCTCCTTGTCGAGCCATGCCTTGACCATCTGGTATATTTGTTTATCGTCCTTCCCTTCGGTGTCCGATACCTCGATAAACCCGGCAATCTTGCTCTCGAGATCCTGCACTCGGTCAAGTTCGTCAATAGTCAGGTAGTCGCGGAGATTTCCAGACTCCGGGCATTTACGGGCCGCCTTCGCGTGCTTCACATCCACACCGAGTACACGCTTATAGACGAGCTTGGTATAGTTTCCATACGCGAATTTCTTGAAGTTGCCATCGGGCGATACGTGCGTTTTAATTGCTTCGGATATTGATAATCTCGCGGCCTTTCCGATCTTGCGCGTTTCGGTTCGCGCAAATAATTCTTTCTTCATGAAAGAGAATGCCTTAACAAATTGAATCTTTGCGCGGCGGGCGATGTCGGTGTTTTTCATGTAAGTAACCAGCAGATAAAACTGATCTTCGTTGAGTGCATATGCTGTTGAACTTCTTTGACTTTGAACTGGTGCGATTTCAAATCGCGTGAGTTCGCCGAGTTCTTTGAAGTCGCATTCATATCGTTTAACTAAATCCATTACGGATTTGTGTTCTACTTGGTAGAGTTCTGCGATTAAAAGACTGTTTGTGAGCGGAATTGCTTTCGATACGTCTTGGGTAGATAGCTGGACAAGTTCGTTCATTGTACTTCCTTTTCGATAAGATTGTCAGATTACCGGCGCGCAAGGAATAACGCGCTTTCATCTGACCATGCAAGTATACCCACGCTTTAACGCTTTGTCAAACGTGATTATTTCCCGTCAGTTTTTGCGATAAGCTGCTCGAGCAGGCTCTTGTCTTTTTCGGTCGACGCCTCGAGCGTTACGGTTTTCTTTTCGGTCCAGTCGTCGCGGAAACGGCAGGAGATATTGAACCGCCAAAGACGATCATTGAACCGCTCAGAACCGCCCTGATATTCGGTGATGTCCTTGAGATTCTCAACCGCCTGATCTTCCCACCAGGCTTGACAAAACGACCGTGCGCGCGAAGCGGCGTCGGAAAACGAGTCGATGGTATTTATCCACTCATAAACGGTATCTTTCGCAACACCTATTTTGGCTGCAAAAGAAACGAGCGACCGTCCGGTTTTCATATGCTCAACGATCATTTCGTCGTATTCTGGCTTATACAATGTTGGGCGACCGAGTTTTTTTTGATCTTTCGCCGCCGTTTTCTTCGCTTGCTTAACCGGTTTACTAATCGCCTTCTTGGCTGGTTTTGCGTGCGTTTTCTTGGTCGTCGGTTTCTTTGTTGCCATGCCTTTATAATACCCCCGTCATTTCTGAATTGTCAACACGCGCGAGAACGGCTCTTAATCGCGTCCGTTTTGTCTCGGCGTCTAATTTCACCTTTTTTGCGTTTGCGTTCGTTCTAGATACCTTCTCGCACGTTTGAAAGCGTTTTAGCTGTCAACTTATTTCGCCAATAATACGCTTTACTCGCTTCTGCCTTAGCAAACCGATTCGCGAAGTCGCGTTTATGCTGTAAAAGCATGACGCACTCTTTGCACTTCGTGTCGAGGTAATACTTGCCCATCGTGCTGTGATAGTGCTGATAAAAGTACTCCGTGGTTTCAGGGAACGGTAGGCCGCAGACTTTGCATATGCGCTCGCTCATTATCTACCGCCTTCCATGTTTGAAAACCTGATATATTCAGGGAAAAACATGAGTTTAACCATTCCGCAAGCTCCATTCCGGTTCTTGGCTATGTCTATATCCGTTTCTATGGCGCGTTGACCTTCCGCAAGCTTCCTCTCCCTGTGCATAAGTATTACCGTGTCCGCATCTTGCTCGAACCCTCCGGACTCGCGAAGGTCCGCAAGCGTCGGGCTCTTGCCTTCAGATTCGCGGCCTAATTGCGCCAAAAGGATGATCGGCACGTTCAATTCTCTTTGGAGCGCCTGCAGCTCGTTTGATATTTCGCTGAATTGCTCGAAGCGTTTCATCTTTCGATCTGGATGCCTGATTAGCGAAGCATGGTCAATAAACAGGCATTTTACTCCCATGACGCGAACCATGTACCGGCTTTTTGATATGATCTTTGTCAGCTCTCCGCGCGTCTTATCCATGACATACAGCGGATATCCTGCCATCTCAAACCCTTTATTGTTGATCGCCGTGAGTTGGTTTCCTCCTAACATTCCACTTCGCAGCACGCGCGCCTGTACGGTCGTTTCGTCAGAAAGCATCCTCATCATAAGTGATTCGCCTGACATTTCAAGTGAAAAGTATCCAACCGGTATGTTTTTTCGTACCAGGTTCTTTGCAATGTTCACCGCGAGCGCCGTCTTTCCTATGCTCGCACGCGCCCCGAGTATAATGTATTCGTTCTGGATGCCGTCCAGGATATTGTTTAGATCGCTAAATCCTGTGTCAATTCCGCTAATGGCGCCGCGAAACCTGACGGCCTTGTCGAGGTTATTTATCACACCGATCATCATTTCCCTGCACGTCTTGATATCTGCGCCGCCCTGGTTATCCGATACCCTGATTGCTTTCTCTACGAACATGGTCAGTTTTTCGTCAATATTGTCCGGCCGTACCTCTTTGCATTCCTCGACGAGCTCAACGAAGTCTCGCGTTTGTT